CGTCATCAATGTTTTTGTATGCTTTAAATACTGTTGAAAAAGTATCTCTGTAAATCTTACACGATCTATGTAAAAACTTATGCCTATTTTCATAGTGATATATTAAGCTTCTATGTCGATTTAAAACTTTACCTATTATTTTTCTATGAATGTTTTCTTCTGACCTACCTATGTATGCCGCTACTGAACGAGCTACTTGCAAAGGTCTTTTACGACTTCTTAATGCCAAAGAACCTTTAGGCATATTAAGAACGTTAGTCGTAATATCACAAATGATTTTAAAATTTAGTTCTTCAGTCATTTTAAAAAGGTGTATCTTCAGAAGTCATAAACTCTGATCTGTTATCGGTTGATTTTTCATTTTGATTAACAAAAAACCAGCCGTCAATTTGATTGTAGTATTTACCGTTGTATTCTCGTGACCAAACATTGCAACTAATAGAAACCATATCACCTTCTTTTAGCTTGTTCATTTGTTTTACCTTATCACCAAAACATTTAATTGCAACTATATTGTTGTATTTTTCTTCAGTATCTACTAAGATAGTTTGACTTTCCCAATTTTTACCTGTTTTCTTAGACGTACCAGCTTCAGCTTGTAACTTCTTAATTAATTTTCCTTTTACTTCCATTATTTCTTTTTCTTTTTATTAGATTTTGTTTTAATTTCTTTAAGATTTTCAGAGTTTACGATATGTTCGTAACCGTCTTCGTCTTCAATCTTACATTTTTCAATTCCATTTTTTGACCATTTTTTAATCAAGATCAAATTACCTTTTAAATGTGGATGTGTGTACTTTTTCATATTTATTTATTTATTATTTATTTTTATTTTTAAGTCAGCTTGTAAAATCAACTCATTAAGCTTTTGCCTTTGCTTTTTTGTAATGCTATAGTTTTTCATTCTTTCTTGAACAATACTTATTTTACCTTCACCAATTGCTACAATCATAGCTTGATATTTATTATCGTCTAGTTCTTCTTTAGTCTTAGGCGTTTCTTGTTGTTTCTTAGCGTTTAATACTTCGTCAGCACTTGCAATAGATGTGTCAAGACCGATACCTAAATTTGCTAAAGCACGACCCCACGCTGAGGTTTCGCAGTTTTCTATAAAAGAAGTCTTGTTGATAAAAGAGCTGCCTAGCATTTCATAAGCTGTACCAGTTGCTATTTTTCTGCCTTCTTCGTTTAAAATAGTAGCTTGCATAACACATCGCTTTTCTGTTAATTCTATAAACTCAGTTATTAATGACCAGTGGTCATAAGCTTCTCTGAAGTATTTAATTCTTTCGTTTACTTCTACATATTCTTTACCGTGAATGTTTATTGTTTTCATAATGTTTTTTTTTGTTAATAACTGCGTTAAAAATACAAAAATTTATTTTTCTTCAATGTATTTTATTAAATTTTGTTTTATATATTCTATTTGCTCGTTGTTAATTGTATTCAAAAAGTCGTAAGTATCGAACCAAATAGTAAACTCTTTGCCATATTCGTCAGTTCCACCAAGAGCAAGTTCTCCTTCGTGTTCGTGAAACGTGTGTATATTGTTCATTCTTTTGTGAATATGGTCTTCTTCTTCTTCTTCTTGTGTTTCTAAGTCAACTAGAGTTGATTCAGGCACGTCAAAAATGCTTTGTTCATTTTGATTTTCTTCAGTTGTTTTTGTAATTTCTTGTTCTGATTCGTTTTCTAAGTGTATAGGTGTCATATCGTTGTTATTAGTGCTAGGTTATTACTCATTTTATTATATATTTCCTTGTATTCTTTTAGTTTCTTTTTTACAATCTTATTGTGCTTAATAGCTTCTTGTTCACCAAACCTTCTTGTGGTTCGTTCGTACCACTCTGAGCCTTTTGGTTCTACTTTAAAATCAAACCCCTCGTTTAAATTAAGTTCTGTCAGTTTTATATAATTGTCTAGTGCTTTGTCTATTTGTTCTTGCGTTCCAAAGATTCTTATACTTGGTTCTACTTTCGCTAAGTCTGTAAACCAGCCGTCAGGTGAAAGTTTTTCAATTGTCTTATAAATTTCGTTATTATAAAAATAAAAGTCTTGTGCTAGTAATTTCATAATTAGTAGTTTAATTGTATGTGAAGCAACATAGAGCAAATAGTAGCTGCAATTAATACACTTGTTATTAGCCAAACAGGTATTTTATTTAAGTAGTTAATTTCTTCAATATAATAATCACCTATCATATTACGTTTGCCATACTTATTCCAGTTTGACATTTGAGTTTTGCTGTAAGAAAAGAATATATCCTTTTCTTCTTGATTCATAACTTGCGTGTTACCGCTTACTTTGTTTGTAATCTTATAATTTGTTTTCACTTTTATTTTGTTTTTAGTTATTATTTTTATTTTCTTATAAGGTTATTTATTAATTCTACCTTTCTCATATTCTTTGGGCATTCTGTTCTGTTTACTCTTTCCCATTCTTGTCTTAAATGACTTATATGCCATTTTTGTAGTTTTTCTTTTTCTGTTAATTTTAATTCTGTTGTTTTCATTTTATTTGTTTTTAATTGTTAAATTATTGTTGTAAATCCCATATCCTACTCCATCTTTCTTTTCCTAACCAATTATAAGATGGTCTAAATTCAGGAGATTCTTTATCTATTTTAAGTTTATAAGGGTCTATGCTTTTTTCTTTTTTATAACTATCAGATAAGAAATTTCCATCCCAATCAAAGTCAAAATCCAAATCTCCATTAGTTAATTTATAGTGAGGGTCGCATATTTCTTTGTTATCTATCTCTAACCAATAATGAGTACCCCAACCTGTATATTTGCCCTCTATTATTTTGGTTCTTAATTTTTCATCTTTTTTAAGTTTTAACCAAGTCATATAACAAGTAAACCAACATCTGTTAGAGTATTCGTATATCTTACCTTTTTCTATTAGAGTATCTATTTTTTTATGTAATTCAGATTTCACTTTCTTTGTTTTTAATTATGGTACAAAGATACAACAAAAAACGATATAAACAAGTTTATTCACAAAAAATATTAAAAAAAATGCTTTTATATCTAGTAAATTTTTTTAAAAAAACTTATAAATTAAGCAAAAGAATGGTAAAAATGATTAAAAAATACAATATAAATAGACGTATATTTGTTTGTTTTTCGGTCATTATAGCGGCATTAATAGATTAATAGGTAGTGTTCCGTTATTAAGTATGACTGCACAACCAATAGCCTGTTTTTTAAAGTTCTTAGCATAAGCAGCAGCATAAGTAGAAGCATCCACACCGCAACCTACCTGCATTCCAAAGATTCTATATCTCTTGCCAACAAACCACTTACAATAAGCCTCTGTGTGTGTGTGACCGCAAACGCTTGACATTAGGTTATTCTTTGCTTTTGTTTGTGCTTGACCGCCTTCTCCGTGTTCGTAAAGCACGTCATCGTAAACTACTGATTCAACCCAGTTCCAGTTTGGCGTGTTTAATACTTCGTTGTAAGACCTTATCCAAGCTTTAGGAATACCACCTGTAAAGCTCTTTCTAGCAGCAAGGCGGTCGTGATTGCCGATACAAACGTCTGCGTCAGGGAAGGCACTATACCAGTGTGAAACTTTTTCGATACTTTTTTCTAGTTCTAAGCCAGCTGACATACCATCGGGGTCGGCTTCGTGGTAGCTGAAGGCGTGGTTATCCAAAATATCTCCTATGAATATAACGTGATTAATATTGAACGCTTCGTATTGTTCTAAACAGAACTCCAAGTACCCTTCTAAGTCAAATGGACAATGCAAGTCTCCGACAACTAGAATATTTCTAGTGTCGGTTTCTCGCATCTTTTTTAAAGCCACAATTTCGTGTGGTTTTAGTCGGTATCTATTATTTCTTTTTAGCATCGGCAAACCCTTGTCCAAGAACTAAAGCGGCAATAGACATTAGTATATTGTTTACTTCGTCAGAATTTAACCCGAAAGTGTCTGATAATAAAGTAGTTAACACACCGATTATGGTATACCAAAATTTCTTGGATTTCAACATTTGTCCTACTAAATACTTGTTTAAAAAGTCAGTCATAATTATTTATTTTTGATTATTAAATTGATATTCTTTATTGCGTGTCCGCAATTTATTAATTCTTTCATAAGTAAATCCATTGCCAAAGTTGAATTGTGAACAAAGTCTTGTTGATTAGCAAAACCTACCAACACACAACCCCTACTATCTTTTGCGGTGTTACCTCTATGAAATAAGATGTAATCTCTGTTAGGTACGTCTTTTATTAATAGGTGTAAATAATCTCGTGTTGCCGATTCTCTAGGGTATCTAAAACGAACTTTATATTCACCAGCTGGAATACAAGAAATACTTCTTTTATTATCACGCCACGGCAACTCTAGGGTGTCGCATATTCGTTCACCATTAACAAATAGTTCACCCATAACAGACTTGTCGGTAAACGTATCTCTAATAAGTAAAAGATTAACGCCCTT